AATTTATAACCATAATCATTTGATTTATTCCCTACTTCCTGCTCTGTTCCTGTTCCTGCAGTTGAAACAATACCTACAAATAAATTACCTGATAAGTTTGATGCTTTTGCCTCAAAATACCATTTACCAGAAGATAATCCCATAGTGCTTCTTGGATAGCCATAGCCTGAACCTGCGGTGACCATTTTACAATTACCCTCACTGAAGGTTGAGTTTGCCCAATAATTATCTAAAGAATTTAAGGTAGCAAAGTTATTAGTCGGTGTATCTGTTGTTTGGTCAGTAGATGTTAAATTAGTTGCAGTGAAGTCATTACCATTACCAGAACTATCAGCACCAAGACTACCACTATCAGAAAAATCAAGTTTAAACCCATTCGTGCCATAGCTACCTTCATAATCTTTTGGTTTCCAAATACCTGAAGTAGAATCAAATTCACCAAAGTCTGTAGGTGCTTTTGCAGTTCCGTCTATGAAATGAACTTCTGCCATGTAGCCATCAAAGTAAAGATTATTAGCAGGTCTGCCTCCAATCTCATGCTCATAAGTTGCATCATTAATAGAAAAATCAGTATTTTGTGATGGGTATGTTGTGGTATTATATGATACCTCATTTCCATTAACATAAAATCTAATTCTATTAGATGCAGTTGCTTGAGTTGTATCTACTGATAATAATATATGATACCAAGCCGATACATCTCTGAATAAATTATTAGTATTAACCTCTGCACTTGATGTGCTATCAAAAAAACTTAATCTATCTGCACTGTCAAAATTAAAAATAGTTTGTGGTGTGTTGTCTGTATCTGCTGATGCAAATAATATTTCATTTAAACCATTATTACCTTTTTTTACCCACCCACTCCAAGTGAAAGTTTTTCTATTTCCATCACTACCAAATGTTTTTGTTAATGAAGCACTATCATCATCATTAAATCTTAGAGAACTAGCTTCACCAACTGCGACTGCACCATTCCCACCTAGAATTGGGAATGTCATTATATCACCTCTGGGAAACTTGCTAAAGGTCTTGAGGTTGTATTTGTATCTTCGTCATACACCCAAGTGAATAAAGTTTTTAAAGCATCAACATCAGAACATGCATTAATTTGTGTTTCCATTTCATTTGATTTTGCTCTTACATTTGTTCTGTAAGTTGCAACATCACTTGGTACAGAATAATCAGATACTTCAGTTGCTTTGACTACATGCCAATCAGTAGGGGATAGAAGTCCACTTGCTTGTTGTTTGATTTTGTTAATCTCTAATCCTTTTAATCCGTATTGTTTGATATCACCGACTTCTTTATCGCTAGGGATTTCATCACCATCTTCAAAAAGAATATCTGCTAAAGGTTTTGCAGTTGCAGTGCCATAGCTTCCTGTGACTACATTATCAGCATAGGAATAGCTGATATCAGTGTTGATATAGTAAGCTTCATCTTTTTGATTAGTTGCGTCCATGACGACTTCATATATGCCAATCGCTTCCCTCTCAGTGTTTGACCATAATGTAAAAATTGTTTTAGGATATTGATTATCACCAATGGTTATTCCTTTATTAGAATTAACTATCCTAACAAAAGCATTATCTTCTACTAGTGCAAACATTATGTAAGATTCAAACTCCTTCCAGTTTCATATAAATTTGTTCCGTTTGATTGAAAAACTATAATATCTCTAGCACTCGCAGTTGTAGTGAGTGTAGGTGCAGTTGCTGATGCAAACTTAAATACAGAGTTAAATGTAGCAGTTCTTGATCCTGTGCCATCTTGAATAATCACTAAGGCATAAAATGCACCATCAATTAAATTTGTCGGTGCTGAAAAAGTTCTATTACCACCCAAAGTCACTTGAGCCACTTGGATAGCTGATGTATCCCAAGCTATAGTTGCACCATCTGTTAGCGTTCCTGTAGGTGAGTAAGCTACATTATCAAATAATATTTTACCTGTTCCGTTAGGTGTAAACTGTATATTGCCATTTGAAGCAGATACAAACTGATTACCATTAACATCTAAATCGCCACCTAATTGTGGTGTTGTATCTTCTACAACATTTTGAATACCAGAGCCTGCAAGGGAACTTACTGATGTAAAACTAAGAACACCAGAGCCATCTGTTTTTATAACTTGGTCTGCATCACCATCATTATTAGGTAATGTTAATGTATAACTAGCAGACGCACTATGTGGTGGACCTTTAATTGTTATACCATGTGAGTTTTGCTCACAGTTTAATTTAAACTGTCCTGCTCCCTTAGTAGCATTACCTTTGAATACAACAACACCTGTTCCATTTGGATCTAAATCTACATCACCATTACTTGTTGATACAATGTCATTTCCATTGATATCTAGGTTTCCACCTAACTGAGGACTAGTATCTGTCACGATATTTACGCCTGTGACTACACTATCTAAAAAATTGATTGTATTTGCTGAAGTATCTACTGTGGCTACTGATATATCATCACTACCATCAAAAAATTTTATTTCTAAACTATTAGAGCCTGAGTTGGTCGTATCAAGCCACATAGTACCTGTGGTTGCTGATGTAGGTCTTGATGTTCCAGAGTGCATGGAGTTCAATGCACCTAAAATATTATTTAATTCAGTTCTAAAAGCTGAGAAACCTTGATTAGCTATAGAAACGTCTGATACTTGGCTCATACTTGTTTTTTTACCTCATTATGATGAACTTTTCAACCCATGCCCTATCGCTACAAAATCAAAAGTTCTGTTTATATTACTACCACCTGAATTTGAGAATACAATATCAAAAGATGAAATTGACTTATTACTTATAGAATAAAAATCACCTGTTGCCATATTTTGTGCGGCAATACCAATACTAGGTATTGCAAAGAATGGATTTGAAAATGTAATAGTTTTTGTAGTTGTTCCACTCGCTACATCTTCCCCTGTTTCAGTTCTTTTCTGCATCTTAACATCAATAGATATTCCAGAAACAAATGCTCTAGTTTTATTGTTCTTGTTAGCAAGTCTTAATTTAAATTTAAAATATCTTCCTTTAAAAGTAGTAGATGTGTTCATTGGTTGAAATTCAGTAGCATTATCTAGTGATGTGGTTGATGTAGCTATCTGTAATTGTGCAGTAGCATTTGTAGGATCATTACCATCAAAAGGTGCAGGTGCATCATCAAATAAAGCAACACCTCTACCACTATCAAATTGATCGTATGGATCTTCTATTTGGTCTATTGTAATGCTTTTGATAAAAGAAACATCATAAATAGCTGATAAGGATAAACTTTGATTAAGAGTATAAAATCCCTCATCATCAATATTACTATCTGCACCACCTAAATCAAAATTACCAGAGGCACTATCAAAGTTCCCTGTCACATCATCAAAATCATTTTTGGTATCTAAAACTATACATGTAGTACTACTGCTATCTGTCAAAGCTACATCAGCATCAAATGTACCTGCGGTAATATCTTCTGTAAGTGTTTGAATATTTTTAAAACCCTCTGTAATTTCTGCAATATTAGAGAATATTATGGTTTCATTATTACTTTCGTTTCCAAGTTTATCTACTGCTTTTATTAAAAATGCACCACTTCTTATATTAGTAGTAATTGATGTACCAGATGTTCTAGGAACTTGTAGCCAATTTACTGATTTATTCCATTGTGCATTTGAGGTGACATTCTGATATCTAATCTCATAGAAAGATATATCTAAATCAATATTAGCATCCCAATTTAATTGCATTTGAGAACTACCAAGCATATTTACAGAAAAGTTTTTAACATCTGTTGGAGGCTCTGTAGCACCTACAATTTTTCTATCAGCAGTAATAAAATCACTTGATACACCTAAACTGTTGATTGCTTTGACACGAACATTATAAGTTCGGTCATCAATAACATTCAGTAATTCATAATTCAAATCATCACCTTGACCAACAACTTTAAAATTTGTTTCTATATCTAGTTTTGCTTCTACTAAGTATTGACGGACAAAACTATCAGTGCTTGATGTAATATCTATATTTAATCTGGTAATGGTAATACCTTCGGCATATTCTATCAGTTCATCTGATAAGGTAATTGAAGTAGGGGGTTGTACTGTGAAAGGGTTTGGTAGTGTACTGTCTGGAATTACAGGTTGTTCGGTATTTTCTTCCCAAGTATACCAACTGTCTTGATGCTCTATTAAAGATAATTGTACTGTGTAATTTAAGTTAATAGCCATAGATACAACTCTAAAAGGTTTGGCACTCATTCCTAAAATATCATCAGTGACAGATACAATATCACCTATGGCTAAATCCATAGCTGAATAATTGGCAGTTAATGTTAAACCTAATTG